ATCCAAATTTATTAGCAGAAATACGATCATATATCATCGTTAAACTTAATTCAAAAAAATGATCTGATAATGGTTTTAATTGATTATTTGTAACATTTATCACATAATCATATTGTTTAGCTAATAATTTTAACTCAGATTCATCAATTGATTTCATAATGAAAATATCTCGTAATTCATGTTGAAAAAATGTCTTTGATTTTACCGGGTCAATATATTTTTCGTCAATAATTACACTTCCTTCGATATTATTGAAATCAGGTAATGGTTTTTCAGCAAAATTAATTTGTTCATGGGTGAATATGGTTTTAAATGTTCCATAATCAATTAATGAGTTATCTATAGGAACAACATAATAATTATCATCAATATCTGAAACTAGATCTGGATAATCTTGTATAAATGTATTAAATGTATTTTGACATAAATTTCTAGTTTTTTGATTTCTACTATAATGAAATCCTTTATGCAATCTATTTTGATTAAAAAACGAAGATCCAGAAAAAATACCAGATTTGTCAAACAATGTTACATCATGATGTTGTTTTAATTTGTATGCCATATGGCATCCTAACATAATGTATTGTAATAATTATTTTGTTTTACTTGTCGTTCAATTGTCTTTGGATGATAAAGTGAGTAATCTTCCTCCATTGGAAGATGTGCATACTTTTTGTATCCATCTAACACTTCATGTACCTTATGTTTCCAACGAATCGAAGGAGTATTTTTAAAAATTCTCCACTGATAATCTGGCCAATTTATCCACCCTTCTGCATTTACATTCCATCCCCATTGTTGCATATGATCTTGTGTCATACCTTTAACTGTATTAACTCTTGGAACTAAGTAAACTTCTGTTTCTGGATTTTGTTCTAAAATAAATGGCAAAGATTCTATAATCGAAGTGCATGGCATTTCGTCTGCATCTATTTGAAAGATATAGTCGCCATCACATAATGATGTTAAATGATTTTTCCAATCTGCAAAATGTCCTTGAAATTCAGCTTTATGCCAGGCAAATGATTTATTAACAGACCGATTTCGTAAAAATAATTCTATTTCTGGATCGCCATTCTTTGAATCATATAATACAACAACGCCATCTTGTGGTCTTTTGTGTGTTAATAAAAAATTCAATAAGCGCTGTATTTCTAAGAATTCGTTACATACAGTAACTGCATATGTTATTTTCATACTATATTATATTAAAATTGTTGTTAATATCAAACCTTTTGTAGTTTTGGTAATTTTAACTCAACAGCTTTTGGTAACTTATCAATACCAGAATCAATAATCTCTAATACTTGATCATATATGCTAGATACTGCCGTTTCAGTAAATGTTGAATTAACGAAGTATCTTTGACGTTTTGCTAATTCTACCCATTTTTTATAATTCTTTAAAACATCTTTCATCATGGAGCTAGCATATCCATAATCCACAGTAAACCATTTAGCATCGCCAATTAAAAATTCATTTTGAGCTGTTGGATGAATAGGAGTCAATTGGCCAGGTAATGCACATATAAAATCTTTCTTTAAGAAATCAGCTTGACCCGAATAATGTGGAGCTAATATGGGTTTACTTGTTGATGAAAATTCTAATAACGGTCTTCCAAACCCTTCTGCTTTTGTAAATGATATTAGAGCTTTTATTTTTGGATGATTGTACAATGCATTCATTTCGGCCGTAGTTAAATCACCATGTAACAAATATACTGACGGTAATCGTTCACCCGGGAATAATGATGCTACTTGATTGATACGATCTTGCATTTCAAATCGGTCAGTTACGGAATATGTTGCTCCACTTGTTTTAAGTATTAATGCGGGTGCATCTTTTTTATTTTTAAATGTATTAAAAAAACAATGTAGCATTCCGCTTATGTTTTTTCTGTCTTCGCCTACTTGACCTTGCAACCAATGTCCTACACTTAAAAATGCTTCAGATTCTCGTATTTCATTTAATCCTGCAACTTTAGTAGTTACTGATTTATTATTGTATTGTGTTTCATCAAAATATTCTGGAACAACTTGAATTTTTGTAAGAATATCTAAATTATGACGTTTTGCGGTTTCTTCAAATACTGTTTTAGTAAATTCACTAGGAACTATTACAACTTGCATTTGATTAATTTTTTCAATCCATTCTTTAGGACAAATATCGCCTTCGGTTCCTGCCGTAACTCCAATATTATATTTACCAATTGGTTGAAATTCATTTGGAACTGTTATCTGTACCCAAACATCTGGTTGAGAGGTTAATGGCAATGGAACTATTCGATTAGCCCAATCTACTGGTATTGGATATGTCATTGGAGTATGACCCCATGGCATTGATAACAATTTAATATCCCATTCTGCACTTTTTTTATTAATAAATTGTTTGATAACTTCGCGTGCATGATGTCCATAACCACTTTGCGTTGCTACTGGAGATGATATAACTACTTTATACATTCTACTATTCCTGTTTTTTCGTATTTATGTTCTATAACTTTATTTAACGTATATCTTGAACGATTCATTGGTTTATGAGTGAATAAATAATCAATCATATAAATCATTTTTTGACCCATCTGTTCTCCCGTAAGTCCATTTTGTAACGCCCATTGTCTGCCGGCTTGACCCATTTCTTCTCGAAGCGTTTCTGGAGTATTATACCAATATTCAATTGCATTAGCTACATCTTCATAATTTACTCGATCATCAAAGATATATGGCGTTTGAGGCGAACCTTGAAGTGATCGGTTACTTGGAAACACCGGTTTGGCCCATACTCCATGTAATTTATATCGACCCATATGATTTGTTGCAAAATCGCCATTAAAACGTATCCATTCATCATTTTCGTCTACAAAACCGCATTGATCTTGTAATCCTCCGGTAACATTGTTAATAATTGGCGTTCCTGACAAAATTGCTTCAGTTGAACTCAAACCCCAACCTTCATTTGAACCAATATTAACTACTACATCTGCAACATTATACATTGCATTTAAGTCTGCAGCTCCTATCTTTTGTTCTGAAAATATTATTTTACAATTTGGAGCTAATGCCTTCCATATGGCTCGTAAATCCGTTCCATTTCCATCAACAACTTGCGTATGCATAAGTAATGCAACTTTGTTTTGTTTATCTACTGGTAATTTATCAACAAAATGTTTGAATGCTAGGATTAAATCACCAGGTTGTTTTCTTCGTATATTTCTATTATTCCAAAATACAATAAAATCTACTCCATTAGCTTGTTTTAAACGATCATATGCAGCTTGATATAAAGGATCTTCCGAATCTAATGGTTTAAATATGTTATGATTTAATCCGTGAGGCACAAATCCTGTAATGATTTGATTTGGTTCTACAGTGCCTGGAACTTCATCATGTTCGTCATAATCTACAACCTTAAATCCGTTCTGTGTAAGAACTTCTCTGTGAATATTATCAGATTGCTTACTAATTCCCATAATTAAATCACAACTTGCATAAAAAGGTGCATTCCACATTGGATACGGTAAATCATCCCAAATTGAATAATAAATTATAGGAACTTGATATGTTGTTTTAATTTCATGTTCTAATGCATATAACCAAGTCCAATAACGAGGATCAGTAAAATGAAATATTGCATCTGGTTGTTCTTGATTTAGAAGTGCAAATAAAATATTTTTATCGCCATATCCGTTCCATGGAATAAGTTTTACTGATGCATCTTGTACACCTGTTTCTCGCGCTACGTCTGCAGATAAATCGAATCCGCGGCCAGCTTCTGGGTGTTCTAATGCTGCACCTAGTTGCACCCAATCATAATGATGCACGGTGTTTAAAATAATTTCTTTACTAATAGTTCCAATTCCCGAAGGCAATCGAAAATCATCTGCTAATAATAAAATTTTCTTTTTCTTTGTTTTGTTAAGGTCAATTTTTTGTAACTTTGGTAACTCCATTCGCGTCCTTTATAACTTTTATATAACTTTAATATAAATATATTATCCCAGTATAACAACCGGTTTATTTAATTTTTTTGATTTTGTCCATGCAGTTTGTAATACTGGATCTAATTGCATTTCATTGGTTAGTATCATCATGTAATCACAACGTTCTGCAATAAGTTTCATGCGATGATGAAGTTGACTAAAATGATATGGTTTTCCATAATATGATTCTGGCATTGCTGAATAAATGTTATATCCAGAAAAGCTAGGATTATATTCTTCGTATTGTAATCCAAATTCTAATGTATATTTCCTAACCATGCTATTGGCTCCTTCATTTCCACCAGCACCTACCACAATTAATTCTTCTCCAAATTTTGTTTTAAGCATTTGAAGTGTTTCTTGAACCTTTCTTCTATTTTGCCAATTTGTATTTCCTATAACTGCTACCCGGGTACTCATACGTTTTCTCTTAAGAATTTAACACCTTTTGGATAATGTCCATAAACTAATCGAAGCATTGATTCTAATAATTTTTTATTTTCTTTCGAATTGGGCCCAGTAATATTAGTGCATAATGTATATTCCATTGTAGTCCAACGTTTACCTGCCCACGTTTTATGATTTTCTATTTCAAAAGAATATACATAAACATGTTCATGCTTATATCTTATTCTCGTATTCTGTTCTCTTTCGGACATCTTTCGTAATCTGTTTTAAATGGACAATACTTGCAATTTGCAGCACCTTTGCCGGCAACTGCTAAATAATTTTGCTCTGCGCGCTTATTACCTTCAGCATCAAAACAATATTCTACAAATGCATCAATACTGCGTTGAACTCGCTTTTGTGTAACACTGCCAGCAGCAGGTTTGATACTTTGAATACGTTTTTGCGGAAACATTGATTCTTCCATTATTTTGCGTTTAACTACAAAAAATTCAACATCAATATTCTCTTTAGGAACGCCATATTGTTTTGCAAAATAATTTTTATATGTTATAAGCTGTGCTAATTTAAGTGAATCTGATTTAGCATTTTTATTCCATCCACTACGACTTGTTTTAATGTCGTATATTTGAATCTTACCTGTTGGAATGTGTCGCATAACAACATCCATAAACCCATACCAATATACTGAAGAATTTGCGTCAGATGCTTGTACACATAGTTCCATTTCAATGCCTACCAATTCCCAATTCTTAGATGAAAAGTATTGTGAACGTCGTTTCATAAACCATTCTAATATTGCAACGCCGTCTTCTAGATATTCTGCTAACTGTAAAGGATTAGAAAAATGTTCGCCGTTATTTTCTTGTACACAACGAACATATTCTGATTTCAATTTATTTGTAAGTATTTCTCGAAGATTGAGTGCTTCTGCCTTTTTAACAGATTCCGTATACATTACAGTTAAGAAATGTTGAAATGTTTCATGAAATGCTGTTCCGAAACATGTTTCTATAGAAGTTTGAAATGGAGATAACCCATCAATATAATTTAATTTCCATGAAAGTGGACATCGTTCAAAAAGTGACCATTGTGAATATGATATTCTTCTAGGTACCGTAGTTGCATCTACTTGAGATAAACGATATATAGGTGCTAAATAATTCCCGGATTTCATATTATAATATATGAAATTATTTTACTTATTCCAATCTTTTATGTAATTTGTAGGTCGCCTGGTTTATAATTTAGTTTAATTTTTTGTTTTTGATTTTTTACTATTAATTCTTGATTCAACCAATCAATATACTGATTAATATCAGTCATACTATTTCTAGTCCAACATATTAATATATATTTCCAATATTGATAGTTTGCATTATTAATTAGATTATCTGGAGTTAATTTAATTGCAGTTAACATATGTTCTTTGGTAATCTTATCACTAGTATCTAAATTCATTGCATGTTTAAATTGCGTTAATCTAGATTGATGTTCATTAATGTCACATGCATAAAAATTCATGCTTGGGTCTGGATCTGGCTTTTTGGAATACTGTATCCATTGTTCTAGAGTGCCTATAGGTATAGAATACTTAGAGCTAATTGAATTCAGTTGTTTATTAGTTGGAAAAACTGCGTCAGTTGTTGCACCAAAAATACGATACCACAGTCGATCCGACTCCGAACCTATATTCGTACTATATGGTTGTATTTGTTTCCATTTTTTCTTTGAATTCATAGGAAAATGATTCCAGCATGAATGTTGTAATTCATGAATCGTAGTACTAAGTACCTCTCGTAGTGCAGATTGATAATCTTCGCTAAATAAACCGCTAGCAACATTATCATATGTATATATACCTAAAGCAGCAAATCCTTTTAAGTTAGCTACATTTATGGCAACAGAATTAGTAGATGGCGAAAAATATCCGTTATAATTAGCTGAGATATCATGTACAGTTTCAATTGGTACAGTTTTAATAATATCTTTGTATTTGTTAATTATTTGATTAACTTCTTGTTTAGTTTTTTTCCCATATTCAGAATTTGAAGAAAAATTTACTCGAGTAAAAATCTTTTTAAATTGCGGAGTACTTAATTTATCAATCCACCATTTTCTAGCTTCTGCATAGGTGGGTTGAAGAACTTTTGCAAAATGTTTTGTTATAATATCAGCATATTCGTTATTTAAAAAATACGTATATGATTTATTAGTAACTATTTGTAGCCATATACTAAATTTTGCACCTAATTTTAAGTTTCCAGGACCGGAAATAGTATCAATTGCAACAGTTAATATCATGTTGTTTGGAGATAAAATAGTTGGATTATTTGATATATCTTTAAAATTTTTAATATTAAAAGTAATCATACCTATTTTTTGGTTTCCAAACGAAATCTTTTTTGAATTTCTTCGATATACCCAATTTCCGTAATACATGAACTCCGAATCTAAACTATTCCCAGGTGTTTGTAATTTCCAACCCATTGATTTAAAACTTTCATATAGTTGATCAAAAAATCCATATGAAAATTTTCCAACTTGATTTTGTAATGGTTTAATTATATCTAAAATATCCTTCCAAGATATCGTATATTCTTCTTCTAACCATTGAAACAATGTTTGGCCATCATATACCCAATTTTTAATCAAAGCTGAAAGTTGAGTTTGCGTTTTTATCTTTTTTAATTGTTCTAAAAAATCTCCAGATCCGATTCCTGTTAATGCACTTCGCATTGCTTCGGCAATATGTTTAATTTGTTGCCAATCTTGTACTGTAGATGGCTTTGATCTAGAAGTATCAAATATTTTCTTAACTTGATCTTTATTTGCATTGGATTTACTAACTCCTAATTCAGCTGGTTTAAGTGGTTGAAATTCACCGGATTTTCCTAAACGATCCGAATTTCTAGTATTATATCGTTGCTGCTGGTATAGTGCATCTAAATTTGCTGCATCTTGTTTTGCCCAAAGTTTCTTAAGACTTTCCGGGGCGTTTTCTTCAGGATCTGTAACAGTTGGATCTAACGGATCTGTAACAGGTGCTTCTAAAATAATTTTTTTTAATTTAATCATTACATAAATAAATATGTGTAAAAAAAATTAATATTATTTCGTAATATCTAAATAATGATGTTCTTGTTCTCGAAGATAAATATCAATTAAATCTTTTGTCTTAACTAAGTCATGATGAAATGAACCTTTATGCCGGCATCTTACAATGCGTTTAATGATATCAAATTCATAGGAGTTCAAACCCCAATCTTCCGCAAATTTATAAAGGCTATCTTTACCTTTGTAATGTGATTGTGTGTGTATATTATTGCTCATAATTAACATTTTAATTCGTTGAATTTGTTTCTTTTAGATTCTGTTGTAGTTATTGTAGTTGCACTACATACTGGGGTGGTCAATGGATCTGGAAAATTATTATTATCGTCACACGTAATTTGGTATGGCGTGATTCTAAATCCGTCTCCGTGTTGTATTGAAGGTAAAGATACTTCTGGAGTCTGTTTATCAAATACCAATTTTAAATGATTTTTAATTTGAGTTGTTTGAGTTTTATTTAACTCATTTGGATCGGCTATTTCCATGAATCCTTGTAACCAATATACAAATTGTTCTGCTGTCATTTTATTCCTTTTAATAGTTTCTTTTTTTCTCCGGCACTATAACCGTATAAGGTTAATATGCGTTCACATTGCATTTTATCCATTAAATCTAAATAATCCGTTGCTTCAGATTTGCTTACTTGATAATGTTCTGCCATTTGTGCAACTAAATCTTTTTCATACTTATCTTCAGATTTACCTTTTATGTATTTTGCAAATGCTTTATTAGTTGGCAGTAAATCATGATATAAACGATATGTATCTCTAGGAGAAAGTTGTCCAACGGTATATGTTTGAAATTCATTGATCAATTCCGTTAATTCCATGCGCATTGATAAAAAACGATTAACCATGAATGGACTAAATGCTTTTTGATCCATTTCAGACCATTTTGACCATTCTCGTTTTTTACTAGTTACTCCATCAATGAAATCAAACATTGTAGCCGCTTTCTTTTTTTCTTCTGCCATTATAATTTGTATTTTTTACGATATTGTTCTTCCAACTGTTTACCCATTCCAATTTCAAGTATTACTGCATTATCAGGAATTCCTACTATGCGTTTAGCATCAACTATATCATCAATTGACTTATTACGAAATGATTTCATCTTGATACGAGCATTACTTCTGTTTGAAGTTTTAAATACAATTGTAATAGTATCCTTATGATAAGGTATTGACATTATTTTGTTTTTAATTTAACAGGTTGAAACTCTTCTGGAATTGCTCCACAATCATCGCATCTAAATACCGGAATTGGTACCATGGAATCTTTATCAGCACCTGTTAAAAATTTTGATACTTTATTAATTGCCATTACTTGACGAAAATATATTCCATCACATTCTTTACAAATAATTGGTTGCATATCTTGCGGGCCAATATTAACATTTATCTTATTCATATTTCTCCTAATAAATTTACAAACATTGCCATTACGTTAATTTCTTTATCTACAACACTAGCATCTTTAAATTGCGATTCTGCTATGATTAAAATGCAAGGTGCAATATGACCATGAGCGAATTCATCTAAATTATCATATAAAAATGTATACAATGGCGTAAAGTCTTTTACTTTGCTATCAGCAATACATTGACGAATTTTTGTGAATGTTGCTTTTTTATCTTTTGCAGTTTTAAGCATTTCTAAAATTTCTGTCATGTAATTAGCTTGAATTGCACTTGCTTTATCTAATTGCAATTGTCCGTTAACTACCGATGCTTGTGCTGCATTTATTGCTCTGCGAATATCTGGATATGATGCATTAATGATTGCAGCAATATCTTTGATATCATATGCAACGCCCTTTTCATCTAGTACAGTTACCAAGCGTTGTGCTACATCTTTTTTGTTTGGAGGAGTAATAGCAAACGTTTGACAACGTGATTGTATTGGATCGATAATCTTTTCAACATAATTACATGTTAAAATAAAACGTGTTGTTTTGCTATATGTCTCCATTAAGTTACGAAGAGCTGCCTGGGCATTTGGCGTTAAATAATCTGCCTCATCTAATATGATTATTTTCCATCTTTTAAAACCAACTGTTGATGCATAACGTTTAATCTTATCTCTAACCGCATCTACTGAGTTTTCATCTGATGCATTAATATACATTAAATCGGCATCTACAGAACCTGCAATTATTTTTGCCAACGTTGTTTTACCCGTTCCAGCTGATCCATAAAATAATAGATGCGGAACATCACCATTAGCAATGAAAATTTTAACTTTTTCAATAATGTGTTCATTTCCTATATATCCTTCTAATGTATCGGGTCTAAATGATTCAACCCAAAGTGTATTTTCTTGTTGTCCAAACATATTTCTTATTTACCTGTTGATCCAAAACCGCCTTCTCCTCGTTCCGTATCTGATAATTCATCAGTTTCTACTAAGTATACGAGTGGATATGGCATTATTATTAATTGTCCTACTCTTTCCCCCGGACGATATATTTTTGCGTTGATTAAACTTGGATTAGCTCGAAATTTAAACATAATTTCACCTCTATATCCGCTATCTATAACACCAACATGATTTGTTAAGTATAAATCTGTTTTACTATTTGATGATCTAGGAAATAACAAACCAACATGTCCTTTTGGTATTTCAATTGCTAATCCTGTGCCATATACAACATTTCCATGATCATCTTTTTCCATCGAAATAGCAGTTAAATCCATTCCAGCATCTCCTGGTTTTGAATATTCTGGGACTACTGCATCAATATGAAGTTTTTTTACTCGTACTAACATTCACCTCCTAGTTTTGTAACATTACCAACCAATATGTTGAATCAAAATCTGAACCTGTAAAATCGATTCGAGCTAATCCATCTGGAGAAATGTGTAATTGTCCATTATCTCCGCGATTTGCTACTAGTACTTCTTTTAATTTATCTGCAGAGAAACAAACCGGTGACATATCATTACTTGCTGCTTTTCCTACTTCAAAAGAAATATTATCTGCATTAACGGTTGAATAATTTATAATAAATTTAATTATACCACCTTTTACTTGAACTGCAAAATTCTTAGCATCGGGTAATGCATTTTTTGCTTTGATGAATCTGCTAACAAATTCTTCATTAACCGGAATTTGTATTTCATAATCAGGTTCTGCATTGATTGAAGGTACTGCTGGAATAACCGTTGTGTCAGCTAACATGAATGTTGCCTTGGTGCTACCTTCACAAATTTCCATTGCATAATTTTTACCTGCTGCATCTTTTACATTGATTGTGATATTTTCACCCAATGCACTTAACATTTTATTCAATGCTCCGGTATGATTGATACCTAATTCGCCTTTCATGAACGGAGTTGTTTTCCATTGAATTTTACCTACTACGGTTTGATCAACATCAATCAATTCACATCCAACACCTGTTTCATTTTCGTTTAATTTTACTGCTTCGCAATTACCTGCTAAATAATAACGATTAATAAATGATTGTAATTTGCTTTTTTCCATGTTTATCCTGATTAAAATTTAAAGAATTTATTAAAGTTTTCTGCATCGGTTGTTGAAATACTACTACCTCCGAATTTTTTATATGTTTTAATGTATTTTTGATATACAGTTGGTGCTGCATCTGGATCTGCAAACATTTCGTGTAAAGATAAAATAACATCATAAAGATCTTTTGGAATTACCGTTTCTAGCAATTCAACGTGACTGTCAACCATTTGATTGATTTCTTGTGCTGCTTGTACATACAAATGCGTATTATGCACAACCATTCTAGGCATTGCTTCTTGCGAAAATCTGTCTAAACCTTCTGGAGTCTTACCTCCTAGCAATTCATATGTGAAATCTTTACAAGCGGGGCAACCTAATGCACAAGGAACATGTTGAGTTAAATCAATACCAACTTCACCCGTTTTACCTTGTTTGATGTGTGACTTTCTGCGATATTCTGCATTCTTTGGAAAATACAATTCTGAAAATGATTGTGTCTTGTAATTTGTTGAATGAAGATATGTTCCAAATACCGGATATTGTCCTGGAGATGAAGAATCTGTTGTAATATAAATTCTATTATTGGTAAGTTGATTCATCAATTTTTGCAATGTTGCTAATATGAAGAAATCTGATATTTTTGAAATACCTAACAAATGCACATATTCTAAACGCTGATTTTCAAATTCTCTTTCTTTAAGCATCAAAGAAACCGCAAACATAAAATCAACTAGCTTTTGTGGACCTCCAATTGCCCAACCTTGAAAATCAAAATGCTTAAACTTATGATACCACCAAGTATATTCATCAGCATTTGAACCTTGCAACATGTTTAAGAATTTAGTTTTACCACTTTGATGTTTTTCAAACCAAGCAAAGTTATCAAAACTAATATCAGCACATAGTGCAAATTGATTTTTATATTTTGTTTTAGGCGGAATATCTAAATTTGCAGCAACATCGCTATTAGCTTCTAACCAATGAAAAATCTTTTCACGTAATTCGTTGCTATAAGGTAATGCACCTGTTGCAATCTGATAACCTCCAGAATCTCCAAATACTAACACATCATCTTCTAATCCCATTTGTTTTCTGAAATCCATTTTTTTGTAATGATGTCCTGCTGTTACTAGAAAATATGGATGTCTCCAATCTTTAGGATAGCGGGAATCAAAGAATTTTACTGGATCTCCACTTTCGAACTTCATATCCTTTTTAAATGCAGATACCATAGATCCCGCAGATAAAGATGGAAAGTATATGAATCTTTTATTTTCGCTCATTATATTCCTTTTGCTTCGTTTAATTTATTAATAAGTCCCATTGTTGTTTTATGTTGTTTCAAGCAATCGATTAAACGAGTTGCTGAAAAAAAGTTATGATGTAATTTTGCAACTAATTGTGCAATACGTTCAGACATTTCTTCGTCTTCATATTCCAATATTGCATTTACTGCCGAATCAACTGAATCGGCTCGTTTAAACATTGGATCATACATTTCCGTATATGATAATCGGTTTGGTACCAATGGACATGCTCCTGCGCAAGCAGCTTCATACATTGATATTCCTAATGTTTCTTGTTCTGCAAATGATACTGCAAATTTTGCTCGTTGCAGTAATTCATGATATTCTGTTTTAGATAAATTCATTTCCATTGCAACACAAAATTGATATTTCCACAGTTCTGGTCTTGAAGCTAACATATGAAATAAATCTAATCGTTTCTCGGGAGCAATACGATGCGGAAACACAATAATATTTTCTTTTTTAGCCCAAAGTTTAGGAGCAATCATTGATTCGGTATATTCCATTGGCCAACCCGTTCTATCAAAAGATCTGTCGTGCATAATGTCATATGTTTCCTTCATTAAATTAAAATGTGCTGCTGTTGCTAACCAATTGTGCGTAAATGCTCCAATAAAGGCTTGCTCAGCGTGTCTAATCCATGGTTTATCTCCTACGAGTCGACCTAAAAAATCATTTGGGTCATATGAACCCGCGTGCCAAAGTCCGTGCGTTATAACAGGAATATTTAAAAGTTCACTCATATACTTAACATTGATAATTCCTGGGTGCCAAGCATCTGTAAATATGATTTGATCTCCTGCTTTAATTTCACCGCGAGTAAACAATTCTGCTAATCGATGTGTTTGTGTAGCTTTATACATGTTAGTGCCACCAAAGTTTAAAAAGGCACCTGGAGTAACAGCTGTCGGAATATCTAAATCGCCTTCAATAACTTCTACATCAAATCCATTATCTCGAAGTAAAGCTGGAACGTGCCATTTCCATTCACAAGTATAACGGGTTGGAACTGATTCTAAATCTACTAAAAATATTTTCATATTACCTTTCTATGATTGCACCATTTTCAAAATCTTCCCAAACTTCAACTTTGTAAAGTGCAGGAAATTCATTTAATAACCATTCTCCGATCATTTCACACGACATCGAGCCAAACTCTAATACATTTGTTTCAGATCTTGTAAATACGATTCGCAATGCTTTTTGTATTTTACGATTTAACAAAATGAATTCTTCATCTCGATCCGTATGCGTTACGTGTGCATAACACCGAAAACCAAACATATGTCGGTGTCTATCTGATAAGAATGCTACTTCTGGAAATACATCTTTAGCATCGGGCCAACAATGGAATCCTTCAATGCTAAATGTTACTACTACACTATACTTCATGGCGGTCAAATTTATAATCATCTGGATTCACTGATTGCATATTATGCACTGTAGTGCAATACAATTTGTAATCTCCATAAACTACTTTAATACTATCTGTTTGTTTAAGCAATCCGGCATCTTTGCAATCTATCATTAACAATATATGTGCTCGAATTCTAATCATTGGTGGAATATGTTCTAACATACCAGGTGTTGCTTCAATTGAAACAAACTGAGTATCTGATATCATATTGAATATATTATGCCAATTGAAATTTATATCTTTATCATCAACTAATTGTTTAGTTGCAGTTGAGCAAATATAAATGTGCGGAGTAGGTTTTATCTTTTCCGTGCCATAAACTATAGGATAAAAATCTGCAATAAAACATGTTTCGATATCCGTAAAGCGTCCTTCAACTTCTTTACCATACCATATACTTTTATAACCAATCATAACTTAATATAATGAATTTATTCTTATTTTCCAAATGAAAAGAATTTTGCAACTGAATTATTTTCTGGAAATGCTCCCCAATTCATTGCTGCATAGAAATCATCAAGTTTATTTTTCAATTCTTTTGCAAATATCTTGTTACGATCTATGTATTGTTCTACAAAATCCGTAATAACTTTTGGATCTTGATAACCTCGAAGTGCCATTGTATCAAACCCAAATGGATTATCTGACAAATATGCCCATTTTACCTTTTCGCCATCTGTGATAGGTTCTATGTCTCGAATTCCGTTTGATACTAATAAATCATTAAAATTAATTGCAGATTTAACGTGTGCTGGAGTTCCTGATAAATATCCAGTAAATGGTTTTCTTTTCTTAGTATATTTTGATATTTCTTTAACTCCGGAATTCTTCATTACATTGAGCACTGGAGATGATTTTAATCCAGATTTGAATTTATGAATCATATCTGTTGTAGCTGTTTTATCGCGTTGCTTAAGAATATGCCAAAGTGTTTCTTTCATTATCTTTTTGAAATCTTCTGGAAAACTAGATCTTACAACATCTAATCCTTTGATATCAAGTTTATCGGTAGGTTTTCCTTCTTTGAATATAACCCATTGTGCATATCTTTTCTTTGCAATCCATAAACCAGATTTAGCAACATATTCTTGTTTGATTGTCCATCGATGCGTTTCTGTATTGTGAAATACAACTGCATATCGATCATACATTGTGTTTACTAAACTTTGAACTTCGGATGCAATTGCATTGGTTTGTGCAATCATGAATTCTTCGTCTGTTTCATCATAATCCGGGAAACGTTTTGCAATCAAAGGCAATGAACTAACAAAGGTTGAATCCGTATCCGTATAAAATGCAAATTCTGCTTTGCCATTAGTTGCATTAATGAAATGATCTTGCCCTATTTCTTTTGCATAATGATTGTTAATAACCTTTGCAGAAAATTTAATTACACTTTGACCTGTTGCTGTGATTGCACCTGCATTATCTAAATCATGGAAACGAAATGTTTTAAGCCCTAATACTCCATAAAATGAATTAAGCAATACTTTTTGTGTATTTTGTAATGCATCATAGAATTTATATTCTTCTGTTCCAACTTCATATTCATCACGTTTGTCTTTGTATTCAACACGTTCATCAAACCATTTTGCTAATATTGTTGGTAAAAATCCTTTTATGTCTGTTCGATAAACAGCTCCGTTACTTGCAACAGTATATGCATTGTCTTGCAACCATGTTTTAACATCTTGAACAAAGGTACCATCTATAAACGTAACTTGCTGTGGATCGGATTTCATTAATAAGTCTTGATTCCAATTTTTTATTACTGCAACTTTAGTTTCTGGAGAAATATTCAAACTCATGATGATGCTTGGATAAAGTGACGTTAAATCTAAGTCATATATCCATTTGTATAATCCTGGTATTGGATCTTTTACATATGCTCCAGCGAGTGCGTCTGCTTCTGTTTCTTCTTCAATAAATCGGAATTGTTTGTTAGGTGCAACTAATCCGTTACGCTTTAAATCTACTATTGCAGCACCGTCTAAGTATTTAGATGCATAATATACATCTTCATATGCAACATGACCTTTATGACATATAGTTCTTGCTAAATTTAGAAGTTGAGTTTTTTCATCTAATTCATAAACCAAATTAACGTCAACCATGTTATATTCAACAAACTTTTTGATGTCTGTTGCAAATAATTGATTCAAGTCACCTTCATATTCTATTTTACCTTTACCTAATTCTGTTTTTGCTACAGTATCTAAACGGTAATTTGGTAATTCTGTATATGTAAATTTCTTGTATAATGTTAAATAATCTAAACTCGATACACCGAATATTTTGTATCGTTCTCTGTTTTTATTCCATTCAACAATACCGGCAGGTGAAAGTTTCTTGATTGCTTGTGCACCTAATACTTTTTTGATTCGATTAACAAGATATGGAACGTCATAATTGTCAATGTTCCAACCAGTAATTACTGTGGGTTGAACTTCTGCAAATATGTTTATAAAACGTGTTAACATATCAGCTTCAGAACGAAATATTTCTACTTCATAATCCGTTTCTTTGAATCCTTGTGTTGTAACTCGCTTTTCTTCATCTAATACTAATACTCGACGATCTTGTCCGGCTTTATCATAATATGCAATAGATGTAATTCTTAAACGTGCATCTTGCGGAGTTGAATATCCATTTTCATCACGTTCTGACTCAATATCAAAAAAGAAATCTTTATGACCTCGAGATGGAGTATCGGATTCATAATACAAATCAATCAGCGTTCTAACTTCTTCATTTAAGTCAGATTCATATGCCGTTCTATTATCTTTATGGTTACCAGACATTTTATGTAATCTAGTTCCATCTAGTGACATGTAATCGCCGTTGTCTGCAGGTAAATATGCATATGGTTGAAAAGGAAATCTTTGATGTCCTAATTCATCATCCCATACGTGCATTATGTTATTTTTCTTGTCGTAGCCTATTGCTTGATACATTAATTAAACCTTGTATAAATCTTCTAAATTTCTTCCTACCCCGTTGTTGTCAAGCCCATAGCCTGCAATCCATTCATCACCAATAACAAATCCACAAAAATCAGTTAAATCAACTTTACCGCCGCGTTTTGTTAAGGTAACTACTTTAACTTGTTTTGGTAAGTGACTATTAACCATAAGCAATGCTTCTAAAAGTGTTGCACCTGTATCGCAAATATCATCTACTATGTATACATTGCGACCCTTAAGATCTATTTCCAATCCTTTAATTATATCAATGCCTTCTGAATTATCTCGACCCGTATATGACTTTAATCTAATAAAATCTGATTGGACATCAATTGGCATATTTCTAAGTAAATCCGTATAAAACATATATGCACCATTAAGTATGCATATCATTACAGGTGGCAACGCATCGCCTGTTTTTATATGATCATTAGCAATATCTAATGCCAATTGTTTTATCCTCAATTGGATGTCTTTGCTTTCGATAAAAAGTTCCATATTCCGTATAAATTTATAATAATAATAATTAAACTAAGTACCAAGTGGCTGAAATTATCAATATAAAAATCATATGTAATCCAACCGATATCTCCAATGATCCATGCAATCATTGCTGTCTTTGAAAGTTGACGTGCATTTAAAATATAACCTACAAGTACTAATGCTGTACTAATCCATCCTAATGCTTCTATCATTTTGTAGATTTTACTAATCCTACTTCCGATTCGCGAATTAAATAATATTCTTCGTCGTCAATCATTATGCTTTTGTTTTCACCTAAATTAGATTTGTAAATTAATACAGAATCACCTTCTTTAACTGTCATAGGAATTCTATCTCCGGTCATTGTAAATATACCAGGACCTACTTTTATTACTTCCCCTGCTGTGAATTGCATATCTCTATCTACCAAGATAATTCCACTTTTTGTTTTTTCTGAAACTTTTTCTACTTTTAAAAGTATTTGATCACCAATTGGATTCCATTCCATAACTTGTTCCTTTTTAACGATTAT